GCCTTCCACGCCTTTAGGTCTTTGGCCCTGGGCATCTCTTTACCGAAATGCGTCCATTCGACCATGGCGTAGGCGGACACCTCTGTGTTTTGCAGTTGCTCCGCAGTCCAGACCACAAACTCCTTCAGCGTTCGCTGCTCCCATTGTGACGCCTCCCATTCGTCGGAGAACGCCATCATCGCGTCTTCACCGGCATGCTCGGCGTGCCACGCTCCGAGGTGGAACGCGAGCCAGCGGAAGCCCATGGTGTATCGCGCCGCGATGGCCCTGGTGAGGGCTGTGGTTGCGAGCTGAGCGTAAAGCTTTCTCGTGATCTGGTAGCTGGACTGATCGGGATCAAAGATGCGCGGGTCCACGGTGGACATGCACAGCCTCTGGAGATTTTTGGGCATTTTCACCAAGTGAATGGGCCTGGCGTTAGCTCCCTTCGTCTCCATGCTGAAACGAGATAAAATCTCGATTTTGCCCACGGCGAGCACCGGCTCGATAGTCTTCCCATACGCTTTGTAGGAATCGATGGCATCTTGCGCGTCTTCGTAGAATCGACACTTGCCGTTGACCGTGTGCACGAAGTTATTGAAGGCGCTATCATCGCCATCGCCAATATCGTACAACCAGGCCGGGGCAAAGCGTCTCTTCTTGCGCCCGAGGTCGCCATCGGATGCCTCCCAAACGAGGTCTGGTTCCGCCTTCGTCCAGCGCGCCTGCCAGAAGTCCTCAGCTGCTGATACTCCGAGCTTCCTGATGATTTCGGATGTTCGGAGGTTGAGCACCAGCAATCTGTTAAAGATGGACGTTCCGCGCTCGCCGGAAAAGAGGATGCAGTCCTCGATCGGTATGTGCACCGCCAACGTTCTGAAATACCATTTCACCTTCTCCAGGTCGCTCGGATCCAGAGTTTCAACATGCACGTCCTGCGAGGCGACGAAGATCGCCGAGATATCGCGTACAAGCTTGACAACCTCTTTCTTTTCCGGCAGCGTCCACGAAGAATCCATGGCACTGAAGTCGATGGAGCCCCATTCCATTTCTGGATTGGCTTGGATCATGTCCATCACCTTCTCATCCTGTTCCTCTTGGGTCAGGCCCTTCATCATGAAGGACGGGAAGAGGGCACAGAAAAGGTGCTCGAACACCGAAACCCGGCTCGCCCAGCGAGCGGCGGCGTCGGTTCCGGGATTCCCAATTGCTCGCGGAAGCTTCGTCTCGGGAAGCCCGATCTCTCGGGGCTTCACGAAGCCTTGCAGCTTGAGTTCTCCGGTTTCCG